CGAATTAATGATCGTCACCGTGACTTGCGTTGAGCTGGTGTACCCGGTGATAAGCATATAGCCCCACACAGAGGCGCCCCCGCCTTTCAGCCGTATATACCGCCCGACATCGGTAGTCAGAAACCCGACCCCATCGTTTATCCCGACCGTGCTCGACGCGGTAATCGTGCGCCCCGCTCCCGGCGTCGCGGCACTGGCGGCGAACGTCGTCGCCGTCTTATTGACCGGCAAATATGGACCGTCGACAAACGTCAACGGCGTGTGCGTCCAGTTAGCATCCGCAAATCGGTTGAGCGTCGCTTCAGGATAATCTGAGTGAAAGATATAAAGGCGGTCAGCAAATCTCGCGAATTTAAGCGTGAACAAATCGTTTTCTAGATACGGCGTCGCCACGGAATACACGCGACTCGCCGTTCCACCGCTCACATACGTCCCGAAATCGGCGGTGTTAACCGGATCTACCCCGCCATCGGCACGAACTTCATATAACTCAAACGTATTCGCGCCTGCGTTAACATTTTGTACTCTAAACCGCCGGCCGTTAACCGCCCACATGCCGACGACACCGGAGATATCAACGTCATCGATATTAGTAGGGTCGACTCCTGTGTAGGTAACGACCCCTGGAATCCCGTTCGTGATACCGGTAATAGTCAGAGATAAGTCATAGACCGGCGCCCTGTTCTTCTTGAACCTGACGTACTGCTCTCCGAATTCAATAACGTAGGACTCTGACGTGGAGTATTTAAACCTCACCAGGCGCGTTTTCTTCAGCGCGAATCGCGTTTCATCGCAGTACCCGGTCCCTGGCCGACGCGTCCAGCCGCCCTCAATCAGAGGAATCCCATTAAGCGACGTCGCCACCGCCGATTTCATCTTATCGAAATCGGAAATGCGTCCGTGCATCAACCCGGAGACTTCCCCGGTGTTGAACCCGGATTTAATACTGGTTGACCTCACTGCTCACCCCAATCGATCCCGGCAAGCTGCCCAACCTGTAGCCCCGTCACCCATTCATCGATCGGATATTTATCCGGTACTCGTTCAAACGCATTGAGCCGCCGCGCTTCGCGCCGAATATCGATATACCGTTCCCGCACGGCGTCACGCTTTGAATTCGACTGAGTGACCCGTTCCGCAATCTGCCACCCGAGCGAACACCCAAGCATCATCGTAAACAACGGGTCAAACAAGGCCTCTGATGCTCGATAGATATACCGAAGACGCAACGGACTTGAGTCCTGATTCGTCAGAATCGCCGTCACGCCCTCATGGTTTTCTACCCGCCAGTCCAGATTTTGCCGAACGGGAAAGAGAATACGCAACAGATCAGAGGGAATTGGGTACGCTTTAAGGAATTCAAACGCGGGGGCTGTCGCATGCGCGGGAATATTCAATCGCTTTGATGCAAATCCCCACGCGTTCGCCCGAAGCTCAACATCCCGAATAACATCATACGACTGATTCGCCTCTATGGCTAATTCGGAATCTTCGACTGACCCGACTCGAGCGGCCCCGACATTCTGAAGGGCGAGGTTAATAATTTGAATCCGTGTTGCCATACGCGCCCCCTCTAAACAAAAGGCCTAGGCCCAAGCCGGACCTAGGCCCATTGTTCGCTTGTCTACCACTTGACGGTTAAGGCGTCGGAACGTGATTTTGGAAATACACTTCTAACTGCTTTAACGCCATCAAGACATCCATCTGTGTAAGCCCGGCACCGTCCAACGTCCTCAACTCGATTTCTCGAGCGGCCGTAGAAGACGTGCCGACCGTGATAAACGACGGATCAAGCGTGCGCCCTATTTCCACTCCGTAGAAATGGTCAGCCATGAGACTCCTTTCTTACAGCCCGAACTGTACTTTCATGCTCATGGTGCCGGCCGCTGTCGTCGCTGCTGTCAGAGTAACGGCAATATCGTACTCAATGTACGGGTCAGCCGTCAACCCGAGGGCCTGCCACAGCGGCTTTTCGACATCCGCTTGCCCGAACCCGGCACCGGCATCGGCGGGGTCTGCCTCGTGCGTTACATCGCTATTTGACAAGGCCGAAGCGATCGATACCGCCGACCCAAAAAAGTCGACATCAACGACCGCGCCCCCGTCCCGCGCCGTCTTATACACCCCGACATCCCCCGCCCCTGACGTAATGGCGTCACACGACAAGAGGACCCGGGAGATCCGCGCATTCGACGGCACTCGACAAAACCGATAAATTGACGCGATCGAATCGCCGTTAGCGGCTTCAACCGTGCCAACCGCCTCGTAGAGTTCTGTGCGAAAAACACGAGAGTTGTTGAGCACTTTGTTGTTGGCGTTTGTAATCGCCGTTGAATTTACAGCCACGACTGCCATAAAAAACCCTCCTCGTTAAATCGTCAATGCCTGTGAGCCTGTCTACCGCTTACCGGTATGACTCTACCAAGTACACCTTGTTCTCTTCAAGGCGAGTCGCCCCGCAAGACAGGTACACATACGCCTGCCACGGAAGCCCCTGAAGATCATTCCGGCGGCTAATGTCGCTCGTAATGTCGTTCCAAATACCGAGGTGCATTCCGGACTTCGCCCACGCCGGCACGTTAACTTTGTTCGTGGCCGCCATCGTCGCCTCTGCCTGTTCGCAGTACACGAACTGGAACCCGAGGAATGATCGGATACGCCCCTCCTGCAACACGGCCTTTTCAGTCCCGTTAAAGTCCTTGTTGACGATTTGAATTTGAGACAACAAGGAACTTTCATCCTTCGCTGTCAACGGGATATACACTTCATCCCTATCGAAATCGACGAACTGTGAACGCATCTTCTCTTTGAGCGCCAACAGTTTCGGGACGTTTAACCGGCTGTTGGTTTCACCGATGCTGACTGTCACAGTGTTATTGGTGTTGTACGCCGTACTACCGGCTCCCTGCTCACCCGTCGCGGCGGCGGCATTCGTCGCCTGCAAAATCGCAACGTCGATTTCTCGACCGGCAGCAAACACGGCGTTTTGCACGTACGAGGATTCAGGATCCAGCAACGTCTTCAACTTATCAAACTTGTCAATCAACTGCGGAAGATCGAAATCAGTCGGCGACACCCACCGACGATCGGTCGTCGCATCAACGCGCTGCATCGGCGCAAACCGACTGGACACGCGATTCATGGAGACCTGCGCATATTGACTGACAGGTGACGCGGCTTTCCCTTCATATGAGGCTTCCGTCACGGTCCCCCGCAACATCGACCCCATTTGCTGCAGCTTCAGCGAAATGTTCGAAGAGAACGAAATGGTATAATGATTCGGTAAATTCTCAGACATGGGACACCCTCACATCCTAAAGGTTATGGCCTTAAAGACTCTGGGTTGTCCCTTACACAAGGGGCCCGCATTACGCGGGAACAAGTGGGGCGCCGGTGCGTTATCCCGACCCGCTACCCCACTTGATACCAAACTTCGTGCCGGTTGTCAACTATTGAAACGAGGTAAACCCTGGCGCTGCCAACTGCTGAAGCCGAGCCATCTGCGCCCGCGCTTCCTGCCGCGCCTTGAGATCAGTCTTAGAATTCCACATTTCAACAAACGCTTTGTCAGAGCGAAGTCGAGCCATTTCCGCTTGCGCTTGTGCCGGCGTCATGTCAAGCGCCGCGCCCGACCCTTGCCCTTCGATATACTTTCCTTCTACGCCGAGCTTGGACCCGATTGCATGAAAAAACTTCATCGCCTTCGCCGGCCCAAGAGTGTTTTTAAGCGCGGATAACACCTCTTGGTCAACCCCGAATGCTTCCGCCGCCTTGTCGACTAACGCGGTATTGGCGTTATAGTTCGCCCCCCATTCCGCCTGAAGACTCTCGACTTCTTTCGTAATCGCCTCGTTTTTCGCGGCTTGCGCGGCCGTAGACTTTTCCACTACCATCGCGTTCCAGCGTTCGGCCAATTTCAACGCCGCACCTTTCGGGATCCCGAGCTCGTGAAACCATTTCGACACCTGCTCTGCGAGTTCTTTCGGCTGCCCATCCGGAACAGGAAGCCCGTACTCTTCTGGCTTTTCCGGTCGCCCGAGTTTAGTGTAGACCTCGTTCCAGGCTTCCGGAGGATCTTTCTCGCCGGGAAGAATCACGACACGATTCGGATTTCCGCTCTTGATCCCCATCGCCTTCTGCAAATTCGTGTACGACCCGAGCAACTCAACCGGACTCTTCCATTGGTGCGCCTCGACGACATTCTGTAAGGCTGGATCAAGGTTCAGCCCCTTCCAGTCAAACGCGGCCGGCGCTTGTGTCGTGCCGCCTGCTTGTGTCGTGCCGCCTGCTTGTGTCGTGCCGCCTGCTTG